GTTGTTCAAGTGGGGACCGGGGGGTTAGACGGTCCGCCCCGGTCCCGGATTTCAAATCAAACTAACAATTTTGGGGATTCTATCCCCTTCCATCTTAAGACCAAACTTAGGACATATTCTTTTTTTTATTTAGGTTTCTGGAATGGACTCGATACTCGCGTCGCACCGCTTCCAAGATAGGCCTTGATGGATCGGTTTCCAAACCAGAATCCGAGAATGCCCGAAAGCAATGCCTGGTCGGTTTCGCTCCAGGTCAGGTGGGGCCACTTCGAATAAAGGTATCCGACCACAAAAAGAATCGTGACCAGGGGCCGGATCAAAGCATTGAGCCCCTCGGTCCATCCCTCTTTGGGATTCGCAAACTGATACAGGGCCGCAGTTTCGGCCACGTCAGCATTGACGTTGATCTCCGAAAGACGCTGGGTCCCAGCGGCCTTCTGGGCTTCGATCTGCATTTCCATAATCTTGAGTTCGTGGGCCTTGTCTGCTTTGTCTTTGAAATACTTCACCACCTCTGGAAGAAAACTTCCCAGAAGTCCTCCGAGTGCCGTAAGAATCGCTAACATTTTTCTCCCTCCCTAAAGGGTTCTTCCCCCTGTTATTATTTAAAATCTATACCCCCATCTCCTAAAACACTCCTTCGGAGTGTTATGTAAAGACTTCTATTTAAAAGCATCTTATACTTATATATTATTTATGTGGAACGTGTATAGAGTAATTCTGTATATGCTGATTAACGCAAGTAGCAAGTTCTGTTACCTGTTTACTTAATTGCTTCATTTCTCCCTTCATAGCTGATGCTGACCCATACATCGACATAATTCCTACGACAGCAGCTACGCCGAATAACTCAATAATGCGGAATATGGTTTTATATTGCTTTCCATTCCCGTATTGTTCTTTAAACTCAGTTCTGAGATTGCTCATTTAATTTCCCCTTGTTCTTTAAGAACCGCTTTCTCTCTTTTTGGAATGCGTTTTTCCGTAAGTTGATCTTCAAGATCGGGGTTCTCCATTAGGACGATTTGCCTGGCATCTTTCCGTGCATCGCGTATTTCCTCTAAAAGCAATGCAGCCTTTTCAGCATTGGATAGGCTTAAATATTCTTTCGAAGTAACCACGGGAACCACATCTTCCTGGACGATCACCCCCATTTCCTTCGCAATCAGGTTGTCAAGTTTAGGGATGCCCGTGGAGGGGTTAATCTCCTGGGGGATAAACTGGAGTCGATCCAGTTCTTTTTCAACGGGGTTCTTTTCCATGCCGACCGAAAGGCCGGTGGCCTGACGCACCGCTGGCATTGCAATTTGTCTGGGTCCTGCATGAGTCGGAGAATAAGAAGGTTCCATGCCCGCCTCGACCCCGGGGATTTTAACTTTGGTGGGACCCCACAGGGGTTCCAGTTTGGTATTCTTGATATTGAAGTCGTCCATGCCAGCAAGGAATTCTTTCACCTGGTTAATCGGAGTGGCAAGACCACCAATCAACTGACCGGCAAACCCCTTCAAAATATCGCTGGCAGCCGTTGTGTTTTGTTCGGTAGACTCCGTGGTCATGGAGTTTAAAATTTGATCCACGGCAAAGAGTCCGGCCCCGGCCCGGATGTTACCGCCCATCAACGCAGTAAGTAGGTCCTGACCTTCGAGCCGGTACAGTGTACCATCTTTGGCTCTCTTCGCCAGGTCGGCTAGGATCAGGTATCCAACCAGAGGGTTATAGGGTCGCGTGTCGAGCGGTTTCTTTGTTCCGGGAACCATAACTTCCCATGCCTTCTCTCCGGCATATTCTGAATTCCGCATTTCGTAGGCTGCTCCAAGAAGAATGCCTCCCACCGTGGCTCTTGAAAGCACCTTCATATTACCCTCGGCCAATGCAGCGCGTTCAGACTTGCTGAATAGACTCATTAAACCAAGGGGAGAATACTGGTATTGGAATTTGATAGAGTTTACCAGGAATCGAGGGAATGGTAATATCCAAGTGGCCCCCGGGATTGCGTTGATCGCATTTACAAAACTTCGTCCGGCTGTTCCCCCGGCGTGTTCAGCGAAGGTAAACTCCAAAGACTTCTGGATCGCTGCGCTGATTTCGTCTTCAGTGAGTTTGCCCGCGAGTTGTCCGGACTTCGCAGCTTCTCGAAGATCGATTCCTTTATTCTCTGCGGTTTTGGCAAGTTTTGAAACAAAGACAGCCCGACGGATAATAAATTCCTGGGTACGGTTTGCCCACCCAATAGTATTTAAAACCTTATCAACGCCTGACCACTTAGTTCCTCCGGATGGACCGACATCAGACATATAAGTATGTAAGAGTCGATCTTCGATTTTAGATTCTGGAAAGGCTTCGATGATTTTATTGACTACCGCTTTATTTCTTTGGAAAATGTTCAGGGCTCCCTCGACGCCATCGAAGAATCCAACGGGCTCCTTGACGCTTACGCCAACAGCCCTAGCGCCCTTCTGAAAGACAGAAGCGATTCCCTGTTCCATGGCGTCGATTACAAACCGACCAGTTTGAACTTCTGCGTTACGCATTGCCGTAGAAAGCTGAGAAACAAGAAGGGCTCTCCGGACGTTATCTGCACGTTTCCACCAGTACATAAAAGCATCCATTCCGCCTTGTTCTTTTCCAGCCTTCGATAATAGTTCCTCCAACTCCGGGGCTACGTCTAGTCGCTTGGCAAATTGACTCATGCGGTTCATATCCTGGGCTGATTTGGTAAGGGAGGTTTTTAGGTTCCCAAGAAACTCTTCTTCGGTGACACCCAGGCCCTTGAGTATATTTTTATAATTTTTTGGATTGGTGGATACCTCATCCATGATCTGCGTAGTCATGGTCTTGGTAGGATCGCGTAATACACCCCTGGCCGCCATTGCTTCGGATGCAGGTCCGCCGACCGCCTCTACAACCTCTGGTTTATAGATGGGGGTGGTTAACTTTCCTTCTGGGATCGGAGGAAGTTCTACCTTATTCCCAGGCAGGTCTTTGAGTCCACGCGGGGGTGGAGCGCCCTTAAGTAATTTCTTCATGACTAAGCGCCCAACCACCAGACCGGCTCCCCCACCGACCAGGGCTCCTTGCCACTTCTCGCCCTCTGGGGACACAGCGCCCCCCACGGCTGCCCCCACACCGGCAGAGGCCATGTGGGGAAGAAGTCCGGGGGTCGTTCCCCCGGCCTCGGAATCGACCACCTTAATTAAAGGGGCCTGACGTCCCCCCTTAACTCTAGAATAATCCTCTTCAAACATCTGTCGGCCCTTTGGTCCAGATGGATATTCCATAACCTGAATCTTGCCAGCATTGAGTCTTCCCCTACCGGTAACATTGGGATTAAAAAGCACGTAGTCTAAGTCTCCCGGAACATGTCCCACAGCCGATTCGCGAACCGTGGAACCAGTAATGTACAGTTCTCCGCCCTCCTTCATCATGCTTCGAATGGGGGGTATGGATTCCTCAATCATTTTAGTACGTTCCGGATTATAACCAAAACGTTCGGAAAGTTGATTCAGGGGAACGGTTTCAGCGCCAACTTCAGCAAATCCGGCCTCGCCCAAACCCCCAACCTTGCCAGGTTCCGCAATGGGAATCTTCGGGGGCTCTCCGGCAAACCGAAACTTGCCCTCAGATGGGTACGGAAGACCGGGTTCCCCGGGCCGCGCTGGGGGTGCCACGGCACTTTCAGGCATTAACCGTGGTCCGGTCAAGGTTATTCCAGGTTCTTTTGTAGGGGCAGCCAGGGCCGGTTCCTCGGCGAATTTGAACTTAGCCGGGGGTTCATAGGGGATCGTGGCCTTCTCCGGGGGAGACGGTGTCACGGGTTCATGATCCTTGGCCCACGTCTTGGTCGGCATTCCCCTGGGGGGCTCCGGTTTTACTGCGGGGGGTTCCACCCCGACGATCTCCGACCACTTGATTTCTTTCTTTGGGGGCAAAAGGGTACTCTTGATTTCCTCTTCGGCAATCCCCAGGTCTTTGGCAACCTTCGCCATTTCCTTTGCCGTCCGGGGAACATACGTTCGGGCTCCGGCTGATTCCTGTATCCCCTGCACCACCTTCTTGAGCGCCTGGGATGCCTCCCCGAGAGGGAGGGGCCAGGCCCCGGTGGCCAGTTTGGTAGCCTCCAGGGGTTCGGCTGTATATCGAGCCAGGGCTCCGCCAAGGGTTGTGGGTTTGGCAAGCTCCGCAGCCGCAGACAGGGGAATTCCAAACTGCTCTGCCGTGGTCATCAGGCGCTTAGATTCCTCGACCCCCTTCTCCTTGGCCAACTCTACATCAACGGGAGTCGGCGGAACCGGGGGCTTTGGTTTCGGAAGGATGTCTGCCGTGTAACCCGGTTCACTGATCGGGGGTCCGCCTTCGAGGGGCGTAGCGGGGGCAAACTTTCCACTTAGGGCCTTCCGGATAATCTCGGGGGGCGTGTCGTCTGGAAATTGATATGTGTTTGGATCACCCTCGATCCTTACATCGATCATTGGATTTGTTTCCCACTTTTATCGAAGACGATAGTTTTTCCGCCCTGGAGTTGGCCAGCGGTTCCACCTTGATGCTCTCTTTGATACTTCTCTAGCATTCGTTTCGCTACCCTGCTGGTTGCGGGGTCCCACTGAGTTTCCGGGTTTTTTTTTCCGATAGCAATTTCAGCCGGAGCGCCCTTCACACTATCCCAATAAACCTTTGTCTTTTTGCTCTCTTCTTTTTGTGCTTCCTTTTCCTTGGCCGCCTTAGCCGCAGCGTCAGCCTTTTCCTTGGCCGCCTTAGCCGCAGCGTCAGCCTTCTCTTTGGCAATCTTTTCTTGAGAAGCAATCCTTGCGTTAGTTTCGGCTTCCTTACGTTCCCGTTCCTGCTGCGCTAACGCCTCGGCGCTCAAGGTCTTTCCTTGCTGAATCGCCTGGGGCATAGTTACCGTGTTTGGCGGAGGTGGGGCTATTTTGGACCCCTTCACGATTTCTCCGGTAAGCGTATTCAGGTAATTTTCATAGGCAGAAGGTTTCATTATTGTGCCGAGAACGTCACCTGCCTTTTCCGGTCCAATGGCCCGCAGAATTTGACTCTGTTCTGGAGTAAGAACAGACGGAGAAAGTTCCCCCGCCGGAGGAACACCCCCGGTTGAAGTCGGCGTAACTGGTTCCTGGGCAGCCAGAAAAGAAATGAGGCGTTGCGCTCGATCTGTTTTTGAGGCTTCGGCGCTTTTTAGGGCTGCCGTCTGGGCAGTTACATGCTCACCAGTGATCTTGTGGGCCGCCTCTTCCATGGTCTGGCGTTTCTTGGCTAACCCCTGGGCCTCCTGTGATGCCCTGATAGCCTCTTCGTTTTTGGCATTCTCGATTTCCTGATGTTTAATCTTGGCTATAGCGTCGAGCCCTCCACCGAAAGCCTCAGCGGAACCAAGTGTAGCTCTCCCCATGGCATCAGTGAAGTTTCCACCTGACCGGAGGGCTGCCCCGCCAGAAAGAATTGCAGAAATCAAAGAACCGTAAATCAACCCCTTACGTTGTTCCGGGGTAAGAAATTCGTTCTGATCCATCTTACACCTCTTACCGGCCCATCAATAACCTGGCCAGTAAAGACTGAAATCCGGGTTCGTTCTTTCCAAACAACGCCGTTGCCGAAGGGATGTCAAACGCCCTTCGTCCGCTTACGTTGGCAGCGGGGGCATATCCTCGGTGAGAGCGAGAAGCATCAATAATCGAGGGCACCGTCTTGGCCACGGCCATCATTGCTGTTTCCCAGGTCCCCGGGGTTCCCGATGTTTTTGATCCAGCCTGATTGTCTTCTTGCCCGCCCTGATATTCAGCGCCGATGCTGCTCCGCTCATGCTCTGGAACGGTCGGATAATTGTCAGTCGGAATAGACTCGGTGGGGTTCGGATTTCCCAAAAAGGCATTGTCTCCGCCTGTTTCAAATTTCATAAGTTCCTGCTGAGTCAACTTTCTTCCAAGTTGAGATTCAGCCGCAGCTATCGCCCTTGCTTTTTGTTCCGGGTTTAACATCTTACCCTCCTAAAAGACTTGCCAGTTTACGCCGCTGTTCGTCTTGACTATATAAATCCATTCCTTGTGGGCCAAAGTGTTGTTGGGTTCCTTGACCCTGGAGGCTTTGAGCCAGACTCGCTGTCGGCGTTGTTGCGGGTGCCCCCTTCTCCCCAAAAATATCCGGAACCTCAACCTTCTTGGTGGCGTTTCCGGCCCCCTGGGGCGTGGCAAATCCGCGCCCACTTCCCTTCATGGCCTGCTGTGCGATTCCTCCAGCAGCCGCGATACATGCCGCAATAATCATTCCCGTTACCATGTTTCTTTCTCCTGGGGGACGATCTTCACAAACTGATAACCATAACAAAAATATCCCCGCGTCCAATACTTCTTCGTAAGTTTGCCCTGTTCGGTGTTATTCATGCAGGTCGAAAAAATAAGTTCGCATCCCTGCTGAAAAGCCCAAGACTCAAAATACTCTAGCAGTTTATGGCCCTGTCCCCGAGCTTCCGGAGCCACACGCCAAAGAGCCTCTACGGCAATGCGGGCCGGGGATAGGGTGTCTTGCCCCACCATGCCAGCAATCATTCCAACAACTTTATTTTCTGGGGTTTCCAGGACCACCATCATCCCGACCCCTCTCTGCACAAGAAGCCTCCAGTAATTCGACATATACTCCGGATCGGTCTTTCGTACCGTCAGGGTGGGATTAAAAAAGGAATCATCCATCATGTTCAAGTAGGCCTGACACAACTCCACCGTGATCTCATCTCCAGTTAATTGTCGCAGGTTCATTATTTTCCCGACGCTCCACTGGTAGTAGTCCCACCCACATCCCCGGTAATCAGGTTACTATACATCCCGAGGCGCTGCCAGGGTTCCATCTGCTGGAACTGCCAGGCCTTGACAGCCGCATCAATCTGAGCCTGATCCATGGCCTGCTTCTCTTGGCCCACGGCGGCGAGTTTGGCAATGTCCCCATAGTCAGCCTCGGCGAGTGCCGGGGCCGCTGTAACCGCAGTTTGCTGTCGGGCTCGTTCCGCTTCATACGCCGGGGCGTAAATCTTAGTAGCCAGGTCCGCAAGGTTCTGGGAGAATCCGGTCAGGGCCGTTCCTTCGGCAACACCCTGCCGAGCCCCGCCCCAAGCTCCGGTAGCTCCAGCTTCCTTTCGGATTCCGGGGACCGTCACGTTTCCGAAGGTGTTAGCCACGTCCCGGGCTGCCGTTTCATACGTCTTAGCCAGCCAGGGGTTCGTGTTTGGATCGAGGTATTGGCCACTGGTCGTCTTCAGGTTCTCGTTCTGTGCAGCACCAAGAAGTGGACTTCCGGTTATAGCCCGTGTCGTGGTGGCCTGTTGAGCGACCTGCTGTTCCGGAGTAAACCCGGAAACGGTTTGTCCCGGATAATATTGAACCGGCTTTGTGGATTGCCCTTGGGCTAGGCCGTAGATATTTTCAAGGTAGGGTTTCTGCCAGTCTGGGATAGTCGTGGTCGTGGTCGAACTTCCGCCGCCGCCCTTACATTCCGCTACCGGGCCGTGGTACTCGAAACTTTCTTCCTCTACGATCTCGCCCTTAAGATTGAGAACGATCTTTGTGTAAATTTTCATTTTAAAGTTCCTTCGCAAATTCGACGTATCCCTCTTTGAACCCGAGGGGCAAAAATCTTTCCTGCCATTTCTTTCGAAGCCCATAAAACCTGACGGAATTGCATTTGTGGGCCACAGCAAACCTTTCAAGTTCTTCATAGGCCCGCATCATCCAGACGGTCGGAGTCTTGATCGTCTTGTAAGCGTGAACGATCCAGAGGTGCTTTTTGGTGGGCGGTAATTCCACCACCTGGGTAGTCACAAATCCCATGTAGGCTCCATCCAACAATGCAATCCACAGAAGAAGCCGACCGGCCATGAGGTCATTAAAAATTTTATCCATCGAGGTATCGGACCCGGCGTTCTCCAGCATAATCTCGATTCCCTCGGTGATTACGGGCCAGGCCTTTATAATGGCCGCCCCGTCATAGACACACAGAAGTTTAAATCTCGCCTCACCCTCTGCTTCCATTCCTCCCCCTTATCGCTTATATTCAACTGCGGTCATGGAAATATTTTGAGCATAAATAGAAGCAGTTCCCGGATTGTTAATTTTTGCACTATAGACCGTTGATCCGGTTCCGGTATCGGTATCTAAAAAAGTCACGGGAAACATCCCATAGGATGCCCCAAATAGAATTGAAAAATAATTCGTGAGAAGTGTTATCCCCCGATAAAGATTAATGTCGGCGGTATGCGCCGTTGCATACGCCTGGAATGTTACCGTGACTAATACAGGCTTTCCAGTCCTAACAATGGTGACGGTCCCTATCTCGGTTTCTGCTGGCTGCGTACATACGACCTGGGCAGCATTGAAGGTTGCAGCCGCATTCGTGGCTGCGTTTAGGGCCAACTTAATCGTGTCGATAGAAGCCGTACTCAACCGCGCCACGTCCAGGGTTCCAGTAGTAATATCGTCTGCCACTAAACTTCCTCGGATCGTGAGCGCCGCCCCATCCCATTTCATATAATTAGTGGCGCTTCCGATTTCAAACTTCGCCTTATTCGAATCGGAGTCATCTGCCCCCAGAATAAATCCGGCACCGTCATCCCCGAAATCGGTCTTCCCGCACTTCAAACAAACATCACCGGCCCCTTCGGTCATTGCCAGGGTGATGACTTTCGAGGTGATGGAACCGGCGAGAAGTTTTCCAACCGAACAACTTGCAATCAGGGCATCGGTAACGGCCAAGAGTCCAATCTGTGCAGTACCCACGGCAGCGTTCTCGATGTAGGCCGTCTTGATTACCCCATCCTGGATGTTAGAGTTCTTATCCAGGGATTCGGCGCGAGCCCATAGTTCCCGAATATGACTCGTCAGGGCAAGGTTTAAGTCCTGGGAATACCGTTTAAAGTCCCCGGCAAATTCCGGAATGAAAACAGTCCGGGGCATATTAACCTGTTTATCTACCATTATCGTCCACCAATCGTGCGGTAGAAAATTGTTACTTTATTCACCTGGAACGGACTCGCCAGGGCTGACGTTTCAATTCGCATCCGGATTAACCTTCCAGAAGATCGAGCGTCAAGGTGTTTATCTGCATCCTGATCGAATGGAAGCGCGGCGTCCGTTAAAAGGGGATACCAGGTAATCGCGCTGTTTCGGGTATCCCGGGCGCCGATCCTGAACCCAATCGTATGAGAACCGGCAGCGGTGATGTCTGGAACTACTTTAACGATGTGCTTCACGGACTCCGGGTCATCATCATCAAATTCCGGAGTGTCGATATATCCGGTGAAAGCCACCTCTCCGCCGACCAGGGTTTTATTCTCCCCTGATCCGAGAGAATAAATCATGTGGTCATTTAGGGCAAGTAGAGGGTATGCCGTGGGACCCTCATCGATCCCGGCGCAGGCGAGGCCGGTTGTGTGGGGATTCGAAGAGTCGGCGCAAATATCTTCAAGGGACCACGCCCCGTTCCAGTAATTAAAAATAACTGCCAGGTCCGGATAGGTTGAGTTCGTTGGAACGCAAAACCAAACCTCACCCTTACCCCGAACATGAAATGCAAACGCATAATTTATGAGGGCTGAGTGTGACGCGATAGCGTGGCCAATGGCGGCATAGACTTCTTTCCTGATCCCCTTCCCGATGGGCTGAGGCCTGTTCCCGTCAAAGGCGTAAAAATTCGTCGGGGACATAAAAAAGTGCGCGTCTTCCGTGGCAACCAGAAGTCCCCGGGACCAGAGCCCGGTACTGTAATCGGCAATCGCACGGGAGAAAACATAAGTCCCGCCGACGTACTGGAAAACATGAATTTGGTTTCCGGTATAAACTGCGAAGATGGACTTCAGGGTATCTCCGCCGACCACCGGGGTTTTGGATTCATACAGATCGATACTTCCCGCATCGTTACCGGCCACGGCTGTCCAGTCTGTCGGGTCGTCAAGATCGGACCACGACACCCGGAATGGATTTGTCGTGTCATCCAGAAGAAAGGCGTGTCGCATATAGGTTCTAACTGTATGCGCCACGGGACAGTTTGCATCGGCGGTCAGATCAGCAAGGTCCCCCGCAGCATAGGGGTGAACGAGTCTTTGAACCTTATTGATCCCATTGGTCATTAAAACCTGACTTCCCCATGAGGCAAAAGACCACCGATCATAGAGTGCCCCGGTGAAGGCCGGGGTGAAGTCTGTTGCTGTACCGCTGACGATTTTACTGACCTTGGCAATGAGTCCCCGAAGAACATGGGTCAGTCCTGCATGATCAGCAAATGCAAAAAGACCGTTGATCTGCGCTCCGGCAGTAGTCCCGAAGTAAGCCGCGATCCCGGGCATCTTAAAAGAAACGTCATCGTCGAAACGCATGTGTCGAAGATCGGAGGCATACCCATCGGCCAGGGCTCCGGGGGGAGCGTCCCGGTTGACGCCTTTATTGAGGTAGAGGGTAACTTTTTTGATGTCGTCGCTCATGGTCGAATTGTCCGCCAAACTTCTGCGTCGTCCGCAGCATCAAAATCAGTGAAGGTTGCCGCCGGTATTCCGCTGGCAAAATCGGCCAGCACCTCGGCGGTGCTTGGGGTCGGGTTATAGTACGGTCCGATCTGCCCGGCACCTCCGATGACGATCCCCCCATCCATTGTGATCTCTAGGTGAACAACCGGAGAACCGGATACCCCGACCACAACCCCAACCGGCGTAATGGGAACGGTCACTTCTGCGTATGGAGAGGCGGTCCCACCGAGAACAGCACCGTCAGTGGGGAGGTGCACTACCGTTGCCGTTATACCGGCAGGACCGCCAAGGACTACACCGCCAGAACCCACCACGATTGTTATGGTCTGGTTTGCGAAAGTGTTTCCGAAATGTTTATCGCCAAAAAGGTTGCAGCCAAACATTATAGTTCCTTACAATTCTGCGCTTGCCGTCCAGTTAAACCCCACTAACTCATCTGCGGCTCCATGTGTAAGGCAACTGAAATAAAATCCTGTTTCTCCCGGATAGGCAGTCCCCGTAAAGTCAGCACTGCTGGTATGATCTCGATACTCGTTTATTGCTCCCGTTATAGGATTGTAGGGTACGACTGTCGGAGCAGCCCTCATTCGAGTCATGAACACGACGGTAATCATGCCTGATGCTATTGGGTCATACCAAATAGCCTGACCGGCGGATGTAATCGATCCTGGAGCAGTTGCAATGTCGTAAGATTTTTGAAAATATCTCTGACAAAGAGCAACTTCTTCCCCAAATGGCCTAGACTCAAAAGGTGTCGCTACTGATCCTTGTTCAAGTTGGACCCCCGTTAGCCAGAAATTATTATCCGTTGAATCAAGAAAGTTTACCTGACTCGAAGTACCCTGGTAATTCCCGTTTTGCCATGCGTCCTTTGTGGTCTGGTTATTGGACCCAACCGCAAGCATCCAGCTTATGTAAAGTCCAGCACCATTCGTATAATCCCAGGTCCCACCTGAGTAATTGAAATTAACCGAGATGGTTTTAAATTCCCAGGTGTCGGCAGCACTGATCGTGTACTCTGAAATATAGGCACGATCCGTACCAGAATTTCTCATCGCAACACAGTACGTTCCTGTCTTGTGCGATTTCACCCAGAAGGATAAAGTACCGTACTGTCCGACGAACCGTTCGAAATCGTAGCCCTCCATGACATGCTGAAGGCGGTCGAAATCGTCAGCCCCAATCGTTCCATCTGCGGTTGTCACGTCAACTTTTACAGAATAATTGAAGAGGCGACCTGCTTGAGTGCTGGTTGGCACATCGGTATCCCGAGAGACAGTAACGACCCCTGTCGTTCCTGTAGTTCCGTGAGAGAACCTATCAGCAGTATAAATATTTCCACAAGCGGCAAAACTTGTTCCTCTCTGCCAAATATTCATTGCCCCGTTGATGACCACATTCTTATTTCGCGTTCTCATGTTCAGAACGGAAGCAAGATTTGCAGGGGTTACAACCCGTCCGGTATCGGTTCCGGCCTGGGCTTCTGCATCCGTTGCCAGTTCCACGACGCCAGAAACGGTCGAGGACGCGGCCACATCTATTTGATCTTTGATGTCTGACAGGTATTGGGCGCTGAGAACCAGGGCGCACTTGGAACCGATTTCCCATTGCTTCGCACTCGTCCCTTCCTGAGCCCGGGTGATGTCGTAGGTGTCGGAAGCATTGTAGTGGGCATGAACGATCTCGCGGGTAGCATCATCGACAGGGGAGTCGTAGGCCGCCCCCCAGATCACAAGTTGAAAGTGATCCGCAGCGGCAGCGTGGGGGAATCGAGCGCCCTCGCCGGTAGCCATCACCAGGGAGGCCCCGGCAACTAAAAGCTGCGCGGCGAGAGTGCTGAAGGCATAGTTCGTCTGATGGAGCCAGTCGGTTGCCATGGCTCACCTCTTATGCTGTATGGCGAACCAGCGTTAGGTTGGACGAGTCGATGACGATGGTTCCGCCGAGTCGAATGGTCGCAGTTACGGTAAAATAGGGATAGTCCGCCTCCGGGGGAATGACCGTCACAGTCGAAATATCTTCCCGGTCGCCAATCACCATCTTGTGTTCCTGATGCGATCCCCAATAGATAATTCCACTGGTATAGGCAGAGCCCGATCCACGCGCTCCACACAGGGCCAAGGGGCCGTGGTATTCATAGCTTTCCTCTTCCAGAGTTCGGCCATCCGGGCCGATCACAACTTTGGTATAAATCTTCATGTTTTTTTCCTTTAAGCAGCCGGTGTCCCGTAAGACATTTGTATTTTCGGGGTGATGAGAAGTTTGTCGCCGTTGTTCGCCGGTTGAAAATAAACCGCCAGACGTTCAGCCCAAAGCAGAGTTGTTCCCCCGTTGTCCGTCACGTAATACCCGTAAACCTTTCCGCTTCCCCCGATAGCCCCGGTAAAGGTGAAGGTTTGCTGCGTGTAAATAGCATCGCTCGGGTCGTCAGCACCGGTGATCGTCCAGCCGGTCCCGCGAGTCAGGGTGATAGCTGCATACCCGCCGCCCGTGGCCTCGGTATAATCGCCCACAACATCCCCGCCGTTGGCATCAGGTGTTTTATTATTGGTAAACAGTTTCAGTTTTAAATTCTGAACCGCCGTTGCAACGAAAAAAGTGTTGAGGATCAAATCCGCCCCAACATCACAAAGAACGAGAGCCATGGGTTAATCCTCCAAAACGTCGATGTCGAATGCTTCCGCAGATGATCTCAACTGTCTTGGTAAATAAGGTTGGAGAACCATCGCCTTGCCAGCATCCGCTGCGGCCTTCTCGGCCTTGGCCAATTTCATGATCCCCTCTTCATACATCGATTTCCAGGTGGCCATTCTGGGGTCGTTGAAGATGTAGGGCTCGGACTGGATCAGGCTTCCGTAAAGAAGAAGTTCGTAAGCATTGGAAAGCCACCAGTTCGTATCGGTGTCGGTCATCAGGGCCGAATAGGCATAAAACCCGATGTCGTAGGTATAAGACTGGTCGGGCGAGGGCCTTACCAGGATTTCGGTCTGCTCATCGAAAAAGGCATAGACCTTCGGACGAGCCGTGGGAATGCCGGTTCCGGAAACGAACGGATAAAGCGTAATGGCGTTTTCCGGGGACTTCTGAATCAGGTCATAGTACCTGGTTTCGAAGAGGATTTTCATCCAGCGAACTTCCTTGATCTTCGAGGGCATGGTGATATAAGCCTCGTCGGATGAAGTTGTTTGCCGTTTCTTCATACAGTTCCAGTTAATCGCGGTGACTTTCCCGTCGAGAATAAACTGGCCTCGCTCCAGGTCACGCTTGGCCAGATCGGCCCACAACACGATTCGCGAAGTGAGGTCGGTACGATCCAGATACAGGGCAATCTCCGCAAGTAAAGCTGCGTAGGTCATTGATTCAGTTCCTTTTATTCTTCCGGCGGAGGCCCGTCGTCATTTTCCTTTTCGGTAGCGGTTTTCGGTGCCTCGGGAAGAATCATCGCTTTCATTGCCCGATAAACAGGAACAAGAAAAATGGACAATCCAGGTTGCTCTGGAACCCGTTCCATTGCTTCTGTGGCAATCTTAGCCATTCCCGGAGTAATGTTGATCTCTACGGTACTGGCAACAGAAGGGTCCCATGTGGCCTTAGACATCCCGGTTTTTTCGTTAAGCATAATCTGAATTTTCCACTCAGTTATTTCTTTTTCGGTAAATTGTACCCTGGAAAAGAAATCGCTTACGATACCCATGGTGACAATATTCCCGAACCTGGGAATTTCCTGCAATCCCAACAACAGTAAACGCTCCTGAACGTTCAATAACATATTTCCTCCCTTGATTTAATTTTTCGAATTATGCAGTCGGTTTTTCCTCTTCGAGGATTAAGGAATAATTGGTTCCTAAACCGAGAGACTCACCCAACTCAAGTGCATAGTCTCTGGCCGCGACGATATTGTTTTTTTCCTTCCACACACTGATTCGCTGAATTGGACGAGCGTCAGATGCGGGGTCGTTGAGGGTAATTTTAAAAAGAGACATGAGAATTCCTTTGAGGGGAAGAGGGGGATCACCCCTCTCCCCGGTTATGGTTGTTTACTTCGGTTACCTTGCGTTGGATACCATGATCCAGTACGGAACGCTATTAAGCACGATTCGAATTCCGTGACTCACCGAGGCAGCACTCTGCGTGACGAACATGTGGCTAGTGTCGGCTCCGATGGTTACGGTCGGCATGGTCAATAGGGCTCTACAGGATCGAGAGCCATTATCCTGAAGATACAGGAATGCGGCGTTTCCGTTCGGGGTTACATCGGTACTTCCATCATCCTCGAATTTAAGGAATAGACACGCCTGAGAGCAGTTATAGGCGGCGCTGTTCAACATCTCAAAACAACCCGCCGCCAGAATTCCCGAGGTATGAGCGGTTGCAACGGAGGCTGCGGCGAGGTTATCTTCAACCGCCACCGCATGAATCCCAACGGTGAACATGTTTCGGACGCCACTTCCGGTAGGCCATGCCATAGCATGGACCGCCGCATGAGACATAGAAGTCCGGGTATAACCGGAAATCCAGAAATTGGCGGCGTGTACCTCGCCGGTAGTTCCGGATGGATTGTCGTAATGGACATTCAATCGCCTGTCGCTGAAGTCCGTGTAACTGAAGGAAATGATCCAGTCGTTGGATACGGGATCGCTCTGGACGGTGACATAGTCAGCGTAGTTTAGCAGGAAGTGACTGATGCTAGACTTACGAATCGTATCGCCACTGTACGGAGCAACGGCTACCTGATAAAGCGTAGTGTCCA